CACATCTTCTGACTCCTCTTTTTCGGTGACATTGCCCCCGAAAAAGAGGAGTCAGAAGATGTGGTCGAACACAAAAAACAGGTTCTTAATTTTGAAACCCTAAAAGCCAAGTTTGATTCTTATGGTGTTGGCGTGCGTGCTGGCAGCATAACCATCATTAAGAACGGTGGCAGCTTAAAAGCGCACACAGCAAACGACCCGCCAGAAGGTTGGTTGAAATTCACACAGCTTGTCGAGCAATCGGCATTCTACGCCCTTGGATGGCGCAGGGAAATGTTGGATTCCAGTTCGGTTGGTGGTGCAGGTGTTCGTGGCTTTGCGGCAGACATAAACAAATCTATTGCGGCAAGGCGCGAAACCTTGGAGAGTGGGTATAAAAGGCTTGCTCTATACATTATTGCCAAGCGTGCCAAGATGGGAGCATACACACTNCCNGATGACTGGTGGAAAGTTTCATTTACAAANCCNGCAGAATTTACGGTTGACGAAGGNAGGATGCGTAAAGCAGACATTGAAGACCTNCGNGCCGGGNTAATCACAGCGACTGACATTGTTGAGCGCAGGGGNAGCAACTACGATGACGTNGTTATACANCGAGCNAAAGAGCTNTCNACACTCAAACAAATNGCNGAAGATTACGGCCACCAACTAACCGACATTTCAATACTCACCAAACCCGGTGACATTGCCCCCGAAAAAGANGAGTCAGAAGATGTGGTCGAACACAAAAAACAGGTTCTTAATTTTGAAACCCTAAAAGCCAAGTTTGATTCTTATGGTGTTGGCGTGCGTGCTGGCAGCATAACACCACAAACTGATGATGAAACTTCATTCAGGCAAGAAGCCGGGTTGCCGCCCGTTGGCGAAGCAGTCAAAGGCGCTTGGGAAAAAGACGGTGGCTACCGCAGACCGATCACTTTACAATCAGGAACAGAGTCTCAAGCTGAGATTCAAGANGCTGATGAAAACACCAACCCAGATAATAATGACAAAGACATGGTTTAATATCACACCCCCTGCCGAGGGTTCAACNGAGGCGGAAATNTCCATCTATGACGCTATTGGCGGATACGATGTAAATGCTAAAGAGTTCGTAAATGAGCTTAAAGAAATTAACGCGCAAANAATCCACTTGAGGCTAAACTCNCCCGGTGGTAGCGTGATTGATGGTAACGCAATCTTCAACGCTCTTCAGCGGCACGATGCAAAAATTGTAACACATATCGACGGGCTTGCCGCAAGCATGGCCTCGGTTATTGCAATGGCAGGTGACGAGGTGCATATGTCGGATAACGCGCTCCTAATGATTCACAACCCTTGGACAGTTTCCATGGGCGATGCTGATGAGTTACGCGCAGACGCCGACTTGCTTGATAAAATGAGTGCATCAATTCTTAACGCATACGGCAGATCCCAATATGAAGTTGAAGAACTGAAAGACCTAATGGATGCTGAAACTTGGTTTACAGCACAAGAGGCATTTGACGCCGGGCTTATTGACCACATTGACACCGGGCTAAGAGCAGCAGCTTCAGACTTCACAGCACTTGCAGCATCTTCCGAAATTAGCATCCCAGCTGAAAAGCAGGTTGTTTCTCTTTGCAAACAAATTGAAGCAATCACCGCGTCCAGTCAGGAAGTCTCTAATGAGCTTGCCGCACAACGCGAAACTCTTGAGGAGGTTTCTGGCAAACTGCAAGAAGCTCATGCAGACCTAGCGGTTGCCGTATTAGGTAAGCTAGAAGCTGAAGCCTATGCCGAGGAAGCTAAAGGCTTGATGGAAGCTAAAGCAGCAGAGGTGGAAGCTAAGGACGTAGAAATCGAACAGGCCAAAGAGGTAAGCGATGCAGCTGTATCCGCTAAAGCAGCAGAGCTTGTTCAGGTTGCCACCCACCAACCAGTTGCCGATTGTGGTGACGGGCTAGGGGCGGAAACTGATGAACAGTTACTCAACCGTTATGAATCAATCGCTGACAAGGACGACCGCAGGGACTTCTTCGCAGCAAACAAAACAAAAATTCTCCGTGCAAAAGCACGACTCACAAACTAAAAAAAACACAAAATTATGGCTAATACATTCGACGCTAATACTATTGCTGACATCATCGCCTCTAACGAGATGCTGGTGCTTCAGAACCGCGTAACGCCTCTTGACAAGTTCGCAACGAACTTTTCTGCAGATGCGATTGCACAAACTAATAACGGCAACGGCGCACGCTCGACCATTCAGGTTGATCTTGCTTCTGGTGCTTCAACAACACTCACTAACCCAACCAACTACGAGCAAGGCGACACAACGCTTGGCGCAGTTTCAGTTGCGATGAGCGAGTATTCACAACCATTCCACATTACCCCGGCTGAACTCGGTTCAGGTCGCCGTCTTGAGAAGCTGGTTATGGTCAACCTTTACGCCCTTCAGGACAAACTTGATAGCGTAGTAAAGGGCTTGATGACAGCCGCCAACTATGGTGCTGCTGTTCTTGACAAAGACCCTACCACCGTAACCACTGCTGATATTAAAACCATCATTGCCGCAACTGGCAAATACAAGCAGCGTAACCTCGTAACTGACGCCACCTTCTGGTCACAGTTCGCCGTTACTTCCGACAAGAACTCCCTCGGGGTAATTGACGGCGCTTATGGCCTAGACTCCTTCAGCCTCTCCACCGACTGGAGTGCCGCAGGGACTAACGTCAACGGTTTCGTTGGTGACACCACTGCTCTTGCAATGGCAGCACGCCTCCCTGAAGTAACCAGCGAAGTTCGCGAGGCTATTGACATGGACACCATTGAGCTACCTAACGGCCTTTCCGTTCAGATTGCTAAGTGGGTATCAACAGCGAGCCGCTACACATGGCACTCCTTTGACGTTGTCTTCGGCGCTGCCGTTGGTGATGCAACTGCTGGCGAAATCATTGAAGACGGAACTGTTTAATACTTGAACCATGAGCCGCTGTTTAGTTATCGGATTCTTGAAAGGGAAACAGACCTGCTTAGGTTGTGGTCTTTCTGAAAATGAAGCCATGAATTTGGCATCAAGCTCGACGGGCTATGAATTCGTGGAGGTTTACATAAACCCGACACCGTTTTCGGTATTGAATTGTAAGCCAGCGAAAGCAGCCAAGAAAGCCCCGGCTAAAAAGGCGGTTCGTAAGAAGTCCAAGTAAAAGGCAAAATCATTTACAGGGCGCTCACTGGAAACGGTGGGCGCTCTTTTGTATTAAAAAATAAAATTATTAACAATTTACTTTTGCAAATATAACGGCCAAGCTTATTCAGATGAAACCCATGCTTGCCAAACGACACAACGGAACACCGGCCAAGGGTTGGTGGATGAGCGAGAAGCTTGACGGTGTTCGTGCGGTATGGAACGGTTCAGATTTCATTAGCCGCAACGGTAAAATATTACCTGCGCCCGAAGTTATGAAAGCGAACATGCCAACCGGGGTCACCATTGATGGCGAACTTTTCGGGGGTCGCGGCCAGTTTCAAAAAACCGTAGGGGGTGTAAAACGTGGTGATTGGCGTGGCATTACCTACATGGCTTTTGACCTCATCACTGGGTGTGCCTTTGAAGCCCGACAAGAGGCGCTCAGTGCCTTGCGGCTTCCTGATTGGTGTAAGGTTGTTGCTCAAACAAAGTGCGCCTCAGAAGCCCATTTAGAGCAATATGAGAAAGAGCTAGTTGCCAAAGGCGCTGAAGGGGTAATGATACGCAAGCCCCAATCATATTACAAAAACAGCAGGTCAAATGACTTGCTAAAAATCAAACGCTTTCAATGCAGTGAAGCGGTCGTGATAGGTTACGAGCCGGGTGCAGGTAAACACATAAACCGTGTCGGGGCGCTGTTGGCCAAACATGCTGGGCAAGTATTTAAGATCGGGACAGGGCTTACGAATGAACAAAGGGAAACACCCCCACCAGTTGGTAGCGTTGTTACATTTTCATTCTTTGAATTTACCGATAGCGGCAAGCCAAGGTTTCCAGCCTTCATCGGCGTGCGGGATTATGAATGATTGACATTAGCTCTAGCCACATTATCATAATGTAAGGCATGAGCAATTTTCAGCAATTCACAAAGTCAGCATTAAAAATCTCTATTGGCGTAATAGGGGAAACCGCAAGTATTGGGGGCAACCAATTCCAAGCTGCATTCGATGAATCAGACATGGAGGTTACACGCCATTCCTACGGGGATGAAGACGAGATGACTACAATAGCTGTTTGCATGAAAGCTGATATCACCAATGCACCCAGAATAGGGGAAACATTAATCAGGGTTCAGCAGAGTAAAACCTATGTAATTATGAGCGTTCAATCTGATGTCGAAAGTTACGAAATAACACTTAGGGCTAAAAATGGCTAAGGGCGGAAAATTCAACGTAGAGGTGGACGACACCTTATTCAAAAAAAACGCCAAAAAGTTTCTGCTTGAAATCGGTATTGATGAAAAGGATTTTATCAAAGAGCAGTCCGGGCTTTTAGCGCGTGACCTCGCCCGGTTCACGCCACCATACGCAAGTTTCCCGGTAAACAAAGGGACTAGCATTGGCAAGCCCGCAGACATAAGGGCAGGTAAGTTTGCCGTCTTCTATGACATTATCGGTATATGCCACCCGAGGAAAAGACCCGCAATAAATTGGGCTAAAAAGAACTTCGGCAATGATTATATTTACGCTAGGGGCGTAAAGATAGGAAAAGGGGTAATTGAAAATATCAGCGAACTATCGAACTGGCATCACCAAAACAGGAACAGACGGGGCAGAACAAAAAGAGTGCCTGATTCTGAGCAGCCCTTTGTCTTGCAATCAGTATTCAATAAATATTATAAGCGGAGGCAGAAAGACGTTGGTATTGCTAAGGCATCTTTTTATAAAGCATCGCTGGCATTTGACGCAAAGGGTTCTGCGCCCCCGAATGTTAAAAAGAACTTGGGTAAATCTGCTGGCTTGGGCATAATGAGGAAGACTGACCGGGGTTGGGTTGGTAACATTTCAGGGACATCAAAAGGCGCTGCCGATACATTAAGGCATTTGCCGCAGGTTCAGTTTGACCGGGAAAAAAAGGCAATGGCAAGGCTGAAAATTATCGTGAACGCGTTGATGAAAAAATCCTTCGTGTGACTAATTGACAAGCGGTTGAATTTAAGTTATAGAAAAACAAATGCCAGCAACAACAGACGCCGAAGTATTCAATTTTGAAGGCAACCTAGAGCAATCGTTCCATGAATTCCTTTTGGATAATGGTATAGACCTCGCAACTGGTAACGACCCGCAGCGGCTCGGTGATGATTTCATTGGCATACAAGTAAATATTGGGGGGCTGGCCGAGGATGAACACATGAGTGAAAAGCCTGATGGTCACCTAGAATATGACCATTACTTGTATTCAGTAGATATTACCGTTCACACAGACAGGAACGAAAACGCCGTTCCGGGCTTGGGTTTTTCAAGATACCACCGCGAGATTGTTTCTAAGATACGCGACTTATTAAGTATTTCAAGAGCCGCACAAGGGGCGAGCCTGAACGATAAGATAACGCTGTATTGGATAAACCGCCTTATTGCACGCGGGACAACAACCGTTGCATACGACAATAGCTACGACGAAACCACGCTGAATTTTGAAGGTGACTTTTCAATATTGACAAGTGCATGGCCGTCTGTCTAAATGGAAACCTCGAAACCAAACAGATTCCAACTAAAACAAAAAAATGGCCATCCCATATAATTCCATCGCAAACCAGCCCCAAGGCTTAGAAGTCGCTACCATCAATTCGGTCGCATATGTCGTTGACTCAGTTAGCTTAACGTCCAACGAAAACCGCATGATCTCCCGCACCGATTCACTCGGTGACCGTGCAGACTTTATGATCAGAAAGGGCGGCGACCAGATTTCAGGGTCTATGACTTTGCAACGCGCCATCGACACCACTGTTCTACCACCGGAGGGAACTGAATTTACTTACGACTTTGACCGTAGCGGCACTGCATCAACATTGGTTGTTCAATCCGTAAACGTGAACCGGGGCAAAGATGATTTCGACACATTCGATGTCAGTGTTGTTCTAGTAACTTACCAAGGCTAACCAAATGAAAGTTAAACTCACCAAAGATCATTCTATTCGGGGCAAGGTTGAAAAGGCTGATACCGTTGTTGACATTAACGATGGTGTTGCTTTAGACCTCATTAAACGAGGTGTTGCAAAAAAACTTTCAAAGCCAAAAACAGACAAGTAATTCATTTCAAATCAAGTTTGGTTCTAGCCTTGCTCGTCTGTAAAGCGGGCAGGGCTTTTTCGGTTTAAAAAATCTCATGAATTTCTCAGAGCAATATACAGAGGAAAGAAAAAACCTTGAACTTAACAGGGTGCTTGATTGGTCAACTTATTCCGCAGAATATATCATTGCGGGTGAACCATTGTTGCCAATGACCGTTCAAGTATGGTTCGATTTACTAGCCATAAAATCCCCGGTGCTTCACAGCAAAGACCCTACCGTGGCCTCAGTTGTTGATTACATTTGGAAGAACAGCAAACGCAATACTAAAAACAAGCTGCTCAGGGAGTGGCGTTTGTTTTGGTTGCAAAGGCGCATCTTAAAAAGCCTGAACCACGAAACCGAGGCTGATGAACTAATAGGGGCTGTTGACCAACATATAAAAACCGCCCTTGATGAATTTCCAGTTGATTTAAACAACTCGACCAGCAAGAAAAGAAACACAATGTCCCCCGTATCTGGGGAGGCATCAATGGTTGATGAACTAGCGCAAAGGTATAGCATACACCCAGATGAAGTTTTGCAAATGACTTTGCGCCGGGCATTCTCTTTGCAAAGGGTGATAAGAAGCACGACAATACCGGGGTATAAATTGCTTGAACCTGACTCATTAAGGCAAATGAAATCTAACTATCTAAAACAAATAAACGAACATGGCCAAGACTAGCATACTGCTTAAAATGGGGCTTGATACCTCAAAGGTGAAAGCATCACTGGAAAGAACCAAGAAAAATATCGGCGCATTTTCAAGCAACGCAATAAAGAGGCTTGGCGGTGTTGCAAAATTGGCTTCAGGAGCTTTAGTTGCTGGTTTTATTGCGTCAGCAAAAGCGGCAATGGATTACGGGAGGGAACTTAAAAACCTTTCTAGGGTTGCGGGCGCTGGCTTTGATGAGTTCCAAAGGCTAACTCTAGGGGCGAAAGCTGTCGGGGTTGAAAACCAAAAACTTGCTGACATATTTAAAGACGTCAACGACAAGTTGGGTGACTTTGCACAAGCGGGTAGTGGACCGATGAAAGACTTTTTTGAGTTCATTGGACCAGCGGTTGGTGTCACCATAAAAGACTTTCAAAAACTATCTGGACCGGAGGCTTTGCAGCTTTACTATGATTCCCTTGAAAAAGTAAACCTGACCCAACAGGACATGACATTTTACATGGAGGCAATCGCCTCGGATGCAGCCCTTTTGATGCCACTGCTTGAGAAAGGCGGTAAGGCATGGGAAGAATACGCAACCAAAATGGAAGATGCGGGCTTGATGATGGACGAGCAAATGCTCGCAAAGCTTGAAAAAGCTAACATGAGGATAGCGGTTCTTGAAGGCAAAACAAGGATCATGACGGTTGAAATGCTTGATGCCTATACTGTGTTCGGCGCTGGTTTTGGTGCTGTCGTCGATGAAATGGACAATGTGGTAATGGGGTTTGAAAATGTTCTGCGCGGAACTTTTACCTTTGACGAAAAACAGTTGCAACAAGGTTGGGCAATGGTGGCCGACACGTTCAAAAGTGGTGCTGCACGGATTAAGGCCATCATGAATGAAGAGGCGGGTATTGAGGAGGTGGTGACTCATGTTGCCGAACTCCCGCAAATGACTGAGGCCATAGTCGCCGGGTTAAAGGCTGATGGAATTGAAGCCATTCAAGTTCTTTCTGTCGCGGAGACTGAAGCAATAAAACAGAACCGCAAGGTGCGCTTAGAAGTTGAAAGTAAAATCGCGGAAGTCAGGAAAAAGATTTCTGCCGAGCGGGATAAGCAAGCGCAGAAGGAAATGACAGCGACAGAAGCTTATGCTGCCGCTATACAAAAAAGGTCTAGGCTTGAATCTGAACTGATAGCTTTAAAAGAACTCCACGCGGACGACACGATGGGTTTCCTTGGGTTGGAGCAAGCGATTTTAGATAAGACACTTGAAGTTGAAAAATCAATTACTGACGAGGGGGATAAACAAGTAAAAAGCGATGATGAACAGGTTGACAACGCAGAGAAAGAACTTGAAAAAACGAGGGAGAAACTCAAGCTGGAAATATTGCTGGCTGAAGCTGCTGGTGACACCGTAAAGGCTAGGGATTTACAGGCGCAACTGGATCAGATGGATCAGATAAAAGAGATTGTTGAAGCGACCGGTATAAGCGAAGACGAAGCATACGTTATAACCGAGAAAAAAAATTCGCTCATGGTGGAGCAGAAGGCACTTCAAGAAAAACTCACGTTGGCGCAAGCTAATGGTAACACCCAACTAGCGAATTCAATCGAAAGGGAAATATCAAAGCGTGAAGAGATTAAAAACCTTGTTGAAAATACAAACCTTAGTGAAGAGGAAGCGGGCAAGATTATTGATGATAGGAACGCAAAAATAGATAAGCAAAAAGCACTTCGGCTTCAAGTCATACAGGCCGAGGCTGACGGAAACGATGCCTTAGCTAGAGAATTACAAGGGCGTATTGATAAAGAACAAGAGGCTATCGACTTGATGGAGGAGTTCAATTTGACGCTGGGCGAAGCCACAGCACTAGCGGGCAAACTGGCAGCGATGAGGGCAGGTCCAGACCTTAACAATAGCGGCATCGTAACCAAACAGGAGCAAAAAGAATTTGACAGGAGGCAAAAGGTAAAGGCCAAGGAACTAGAACAGGCAAGGCGGGATGAAGAACGCGAACAAAGGGATAGGGGTGGCAACATTCGCAACGTCTCAGATGAAAAAAGGAAGGTTGGTACGGTTCGGGAGCGTGCAGCAGCGGCGAAAGAAAAAAGAATGCGCCACGCTGAAAACCAAAAGATCAACAGGGAGCGTGACCCAGAAAAAAGAAAAGCTTTGATCGAAGCAGCCGACAAACGCCGTGCAGATGTAGAAGCTAAAAAGGCAAAACCCGGCGGGCAACCCCCTAATGGTGATGATAAAAAACCAGTCGATAAGGACGGCAACCCGGTTGACAAAAACGGCAACCCTCTTGACAAGGACGGCAAGAACGTCGAACCTAAAAAACCAGACAACCCCATAGCTGACGCAATCGTTCCAAAATTGGAAGAGCAAATAGCACTTCTGGGTGAAATTAAAGCAGCTTTAAAATGCTAAAAACTACATGAGCATACCATATACACAACCAACAATGGCCAACGTTCGTGCCGTTGAAGGGACTTACATTTCTTATCCATTTCTTGAAGACGGGGACACTACAACCAAGGTCTATAATATGACCTGCACCCAGCGGGAATCTGATTACAGTTCCGCTCAAATTGCTTTAGATGACCCCATGAGCAGCGCGGCAAGTGCTGGAGTTTTAGAACTACCATTTACCCCTGACTCAGCCGCTTACTTTGTCGGTGATTCAGGACATGCACCGATCGGCGGAGGAATGATTAGTTTCACCCGCACGTTCGCAAACATACCGCAGACAATCACCACGCCATCTGGTTCATCATTTGTAACCTTTCCGGGGTTAGCTAATGGACACCTAGCAATTACTGGTCTTACAATGGATGAGGCGGCTCAAACTCTGAATATTGAGACAGGCAATGCACATGGTCTTGATCTGGGTCAGACGATATATATTAAACAATTAGTTTGGAGCAGAGATAATGGTGTTGATGACCCAGAGAACCAAGTTTTTTCGCTTGAGACTGGTTGGGTGGCCGTAGTTCCATCCGCTATTATAAGTTCAACTGTATTTCAAGTCGACAACAGAAATTGGGATGACACTTACACCCTAACCGTTTTATCTGGGGAGGCATGGAA